TGCAAAAACTCGCTCCGGACACGTCGTGTGGATGGCCGTTGTCGAATTGTTTTCCAACAAAATCGGAATTTAAAAATTTTAAGTACACTATGACAGCGTACTGCCAATATTTTTCCGAAATGGCAAATGATGAGACGTATATACCATCTATCTGCACGTCGGCAGTCAAACTTGAGTTGCGTAAATTTGAAAAAGTCATCAATGATCAAGCCCGGACGTTTAATCCGTGTCCGGTTTTTTCACAATTATTGTATTTGCAATATTATATGGCGTATGACGAGTCTATATCAAAAAATTGGGCTTACTTACCTTTCTCGATGGGTTTCACAGACAAATATCGTGGAGCCGATAAGTTGATTCGGTGGATGAGTTTTGAGGGATGCTTGGATAAGGACGAGACTGTTCTGTTCATTGAGTCTGATGTCACTGGATGGGATAGAAACGTTCAGGCGCCGTTGTTATCATTAGCCTGGGAAATGGAACGTATGATTTTACCCGAAGAGTATCTTCGTGATCCTCACTATAGTAGACTGAAAAATCTGTTTTTTGACGGAGTTCATTCTTATATAATGCTCGAATTGGGTGATCTTTTTTTCTCTACGAATGGTATGAAGTCTGGTTGGCCAAACACATTGCGAAAAAATTCTGAAATGAATATTGCTGTGTGTTTGATCATATTAATTATTATGAAACCGGATATTACATTCACGGAAATTTTACTTTATTTTCGTTTCAAAGTACAGGGTGACGATTTTTTCGGTGCCTTAAGAATTAAACATTGTCCGTGGTTTTCCGCTGAGAAGTGGAAAACCATTATTAAGGACGTATGTGGTTTTACATTAAAACACATTGTTATGACGCACGACGTTACAAAAATTGAATTTTTAGGACGCCATTTTAAAATGTCTGAATATGGATGTTGGTTGGCAGTACCCGATAGGTTCAAAATGATCGATGCGTTTTGTGTCCACAAGACGTCGGATAAGTCAGCCATAATGATGAAGATGCTTAACCTTCGCATTGAGGCGTGGCCGGATTATGAGCTTTTTGTTTTATTAACGAAATGGATTGATGAGTGTTTAATAAATTGGGAGCGTGAGTTATCAATTCCGAAAGGAATGTATGTAACGAAAGAGGGTACTATTGATTATATCTTCACACGTGAAAAAATTTACGCCCAATATCTGCCGGAGTCGGTGATTCGATTGCTGCATACTGGTATTGACCCCACGGTCTACTAAATTTTGCAATTGTCTCCTCGACTCCCCCTGCTGTCAGACCACATTTTAACAAGTGCCATAGCTTGGCAAACTATGCAGTCTGTAGCCGACACTCTTGCGTTTCAGTATTCAAGGTCCACACGGTAAATTGTTAGCCAAATTGCTTTTCAGTTCACTTACTGTGGTCCGTGTGTCCAATCGTTAGCCACGGTTTGAAAAAATGCCAAACAAAAATGGTTCTCAA